TCTGCGGTATGGGTAAAGAGGACATTCGGATATAACTCAATCGCCTTTCCGTACTTGTCCCACATATCCTTTTCGTCAAAGGCTCCCATGTGCCACCTGATACAAAGCATTTCTTCCTCTGTTAAACTGATAATCCGTTGTGCCAGAATGACAGATTTTTCCCCGTGTCCCGGCAACACCAGATTTTTGTTATATTCGTATGTATCATCTGCTTTACAAATATACTGGTCACATTTACAAAGGTCATGGAACATACCTATCACATAAGGACTTCTGCATTTACACCACTTCAATTCCAGACGGCGGGTAAGAGAGAGAAGATATTTTGTAACCGTAAAGCTATGGTTGAATAGTCCTCCCGGATAATTTCCGTGATATTTTGAAGAAGCAGGAGCGTCAAAGAATCCCAAGAGAAGTAACAATCTTTTCATGTGTTCTACTTCTGAAAACGGTATTTCCTCACTCATAACCTTCTCAAATGCGCTGATTCGTTCGTTTTGATTCATGCTATCCTCCAATACTTTATTTTGGAATTTTTTTCATATAACCATTGGAGAGTTAGAGGGTAAACCTCTCCCTCTCCGCAGGTTATTTACGTTACCCTAAGATACTGTCAAGGTCAAAACCTCCCGGTTTCTTTTTGACACTCTGCGTTTTAGGTGCAGGCGTAGGCGGGTTCATAGCAGATTTGTTGCTCTGCTTTTTAGGTGCAACGGCGGGTTCTTCGTCAAAACCATCCGCAGGCTCTTTATCCCCAAGACGGGCAAACTTTAGCATTTTGCCGGGGGTACGGTTGCTCTCAACTTCCTCATGGTCAACTTCACAGCGCAGATAGCAACCTACCAAATCCTGTTCATCAATCTCCGTGAGAGAGAAGTCATTCAGAGCAACTTTAGCAAAATAACTGAAAGCGTTCAAACCGCCCTGATTCGCTTCCCCGTCAGAATTGAGAAGGGAAAACCGCTCAATGTGCTTCTGCCCGGAAGCAAGCTGCATGGTCACTTCCATCTTCCCAAAATCTTCATCGTACTTTACCCCGACAATCTTAAAAACGTGCGTTCCCTTCGGAATAAGAGAGAATCCTTCACTTAAACCAATCTTAGCCATTGTAAATATCCTCCTTACAGCTTAATACACTTGTTTTCAAACTTTTTGTAGGCATCAAGATAAATTTCGTCCTTGTCTCCGTTGTATGTTACTTCGTAGTACATACCGTCAAACAGAGTAGTTGACAGCAATGCCTTGAAGTTTTGGAGAGTTTTGCAGTACCAGACCACAAAAACCTTATATTCCGGTTTCGTGTCAGATTTATCAAGATGTTGGTCGGTATAATCTGCAACAAGGTCAATGCACTTACTCAGAAATTCCGTGTCTTGCGTAATCTTCATGGTTTATACCTCCTTTCTGACCTTCGGCGTAAATCTGTACTGCGGGGTAGGCGTACCATGATACTTCTCAATATCAATTCCGTCCTCCTGCATTTTCTTCATATCATAGCCGGGGTCTTTCATACTTACGGACGTAACCCAATCATAGGACTTACCGGAGATAGTGACCGTCTTGTCTCCATCCTTAAACTGAGAGATTGCTTCCTTTTTCAGCATATCCGTGATGGTCTTGTATCTCTTTTCGTCATCGGCATAAGTAGCCTTGACTTCATCAATATGCGCTTTCAGTGCTTCCGCTTCTGCCACAAGAGCGGCAATGTCGGTATCAGGGGACAGGTTATTGTCCCGTAGCACCTTCAAAATATCAGCGTCAGCCTTTTCGTCATACTTAGGAGATACGCCACCTTCAACGTGCTTCTTCCACCACTTCTGCACCTGCTTGATGGTTTTTCCCATATCCGGGTAACGCTCAGACAGCTTGAAAGGACGGACGAATGTATTCTTTACACTACACTCATACGCTGCCGGATTATCATAGTCTTTTTCTCCCAGAACGGAGCAGACCATAATCACATCATCCACACCCAAAAGGTAGGCGTAAAGTGCTGCCTGTAAAGCATAGTATTCAGGTACATCATTTACCCAATCCTCAGACCGCTTAGTGGTTTTCATTTCTAAAACCGTAGTAGGTTGTCCCTCTTTGTCCACAAGCAGGTAGTCCCACATACCACCAAAGATAGGCGTGTCCTTAAAAAAGTCTCCCCACGTTTTTTTGAAGTAGTCTGCCCCATACACATTCGTAGGGGTAATGAGGTTTGTCATAAAATATGACTTCCTCATAAATTCAGCCTGTTTCGGTTCAATAGTCTTACCTGCAATGGTATAAACCGTATCCTCAAAAGGTTCTTCGTATGTACGGGTAATCGCACACCAAGCGTTAAAAGGGGTAGTCCACTTGTTCAGCCCCATAATGGCGGCAAACCGTGTTCCCGTAATCTTCTTCGGACGCTTTGGTGGGGTAATGGTAATAGTGTTGTTGCTGTTCCACTTCATAGTACAGTCCTCCTTAAATGTAATCTCTCCAATGTTCAGCAAAGGTACTTCTTCCGGTAGACTTTTTCTTGTGATTCAGCCGGGTATATCCCGCCCTAATCATGTTATGCCTTGCGACACTTCTTTTAAGTTTCCGCATTTTTGCTTTCCTCCAATTCCACATATTTATTGAGATACCAGATTGCTTTCTTGACATCTTCCAGACCGTTTTTCCGCTTATGGCGGTAGAGGTATTTCAGGGCATTGCAAACGCAGAAATTCTTTGTTGCTTCTCTGCCCTGAGTTTCCTCCATCACGTCAATACATTCAAACCGTCCGGTTTCATAATGAGAAGGATGATTGACGTTATCTCCCATTACTCATTCCCTCCATAGGCGGCAATCATTTCACCCAGATTTTGAATAATCTGTTCACACGCAGCACGGGGTACCACAGTAAAACCCTGCGTTTTCATTGCAATTTGCTGTACAAAATCTTCCTGTCCTTCATCTTTTGCCAGAAGTTCCTTGCAGGCGGCTTTCAGAGCGGCAATCTGCAAATCATCAGCGTTCCCTTCGGTATCCGTCAAATCCCTCTTTGCCGCTTCACGTTCTGCGGTAGTGGCGGGGGCTTTCTGTTTTTTTTCCTTCTTTACCTTTTCCGGGTTCGGAGCGGAGATTTCCGGTTCTTCTTCCGGTTCGATATCAGTCCCAAGGGTAGCGTCAATATCATCCGGTTCCGTAATGTCCAAAGCCATCATCCAGAGATAGCGGCGCAGGTAAGTGATAGAAGAACCTAAAGCCTGCATTTTATTTGTAACTTCCTTGCCCTTGTTACTCACGATAGTCTCAACCTCACGATACGGGGCAACATAGGAAATACCTTCTTCTGTCGGGTTGTCCGTATTGTAGATAGTCATGGTAGCTTTCTCTCCGTCAAATACGGTATTAGATACCAGACCGACACGGGCAAAGATACGCAGCGCAGTAGGCACAATATCTTCCAACTCAAAATACTTAAACTCTAGGTGCATATTCTTCCCGGTCTTTTTGACCTTCTGGTTCAGGAAATACAATCTTGCCTTTGCAAGTTTCTGTCGCACGTTCATGTTTTCATAAATGTTTGCCATTGCAAATATCCTCCTTAATCAAATAATGCTAAAGATTTCTTTTTCAAAGAATTTATCCGTCTGGTGTTTTTCCGGGGCGGTTTAATCCCTAGAAAATCATTGATATACTTCCGTGCCAATTTGACATACCAATTTCTATCCACTATATCAATGGGCAGTTCATTGTTATTATCAATAGCACAATGCGTAGGTAGTCCAGCTACTTTAGCATCCTTGCCTGTTGCTACATGAGTTTTGTATATCGTTCCTTTGCTCTTATCAGTAACCGCATATACACGATTTACTTTTTGTACCGGGATTTTCTCGCCTGCCACAATCTGATAACAACCGGAATACTTACCACCTGCCTTTGCGATAAGCTGAAAATCCAAAATGTCCTTGCTTGCAGCAATCGTATCTTCCGGGGTTGTGCCATCAATGAAATACTGTTTGATAGCCCTTGCCACTACAACCGCATTATTGTTAATATTGAATGCACCTGCTACCGGAATATCCCTTACAAGCTGTCCACCTTTTACCTTCGGTTCTTTACCATCCGCAGGGACTTCAACATAATTGTTTACGTCCTTTTGGACAATCTTTCTGATAAAATCTTCTTCCAGTTCAAAGCCTGTCCTGTCTTGCCACTCCTGCGTGATTGCCTGATATGTAGGTTCATCCTCATTGTCAAAACTTACCATGATACCATCCGTATTTAACTGGATGATTTTCAATGTTGGACACTCAGCAATCAGGTGTTCGGAGAGTTCCAGAAGAAAAAGCTGTCCTGAAATGCAAACTGACCTTCCCATAAGTGGGTCATAGAGGTCATTAAATGCCACTCCGTCTTTACCGTTAAGCATAGCCCCGTAAGTGGTATTCAGTACCAATTTCAGAGCATTTGCAGTTACTTTGTCTCCCGCACGTTTCGCCTTAACTCTTTCTTCCAGAGTATCTTCATACAACTGCGGAGATGGGATATTCCTGCTGCAATAACCCATGAGGGTCATTAAATGCGGATAATAACTTGCCACGTCTTTGTTACGGATAGACCGTTTTTCTGTAGCTTCCTCGACATAAGTAGGAATTGCACCGTGAATACCGCCGTAAGCAATCGTACAGGGGCATACACCTACCATAAGGTCAAGTTTGCTGCTGAAAAGTTCATCATCAGGTATGGACAAATCTTTCATCCGGTCAAAGAAGTCAAATACTTCTTGTGGGATATATTGCCGCAGCAACTTATCTGGGTATTGATATTCTCTCTGGTCTGTCCACGGCTTTTCCGGTTTTTGGGCTTTCAGATACACGCTTGTTAATTTCGCATTGGTCATGTGCATAGCTTGCCTTTCTGTCAGCCCTCTCTTTGCACCCAGAGCAACCTTGTTTTCCAGATAACCTTTTCTCAGATGGAACATTTTTTCTGTAGCATTCACATCATATTTACAGTAATAAACAGTTTGCGCTTTTTCTTCTTCGGAGAGGGCGTGAGTGACGTTAAAATCTACTTCCGTTTCCTCAATCGGTATACCGGAATGTGCTTCAAAGGCTTTCAGGGATAAGCCCATCTGACAATCATCCATGAGGTCAAAACTGTCAAAATAAACTCTGTATTCTCTGAGCGTAGGTATGTCCCAACCGTTTATTTCCTCTAAGATGATAAGGTCATTGATTTCCTTTACCTGTTCCGGCGTAAATCCACACAACACCGCTTTCAGGATATGATTGTCATAGTGCTTATTGTTAAATCCTCCCAAGAAGGGGTTGCATTCCATAAAAGCCGCTACAGCGTCATTGTCATTCCAGATAATCACAAACTCTCCGGTCACTACATTCTTGAACACGAATAGCCAATCATGAGCAAATACTTCACAATCGAAAATCCATATACCTTCAAGAATCACTTAATCATCCCCTTTCAATCCCACCAGTTGTTTGCATAAGAAAACAACATTAAGTAGAGCGTACAGCATATATTAAGTACGGGAGGAATCAGACTATCGCTGTCCATAGCACATGCTGAAAGCATCCATAAGGTAATCACTATGGCGGCAATCGTTTCCAGAACTATATTCTTCATCCTTTAGCCCTCCATAATCACACAACCGCATTTCCGGTAACTGGTACAACGCTTTTTGTATGACTTCTGCAATGACCTTATGTAATCCACATAGTCATAGGCAATCGGTTGTTCCTTTCCCCCAAATACCCTTGCGATACGTCCTACACTTTGGACAATCACGGCATAATCTTTCTGAGGGGTTGTGAGATACAACCTGTCCAGTCTGGGGATATCCAAACCTTCTTTTGCCAGTGAGTATGTTGCGAAAAGGTATTGTTTTGTCCCTTGCCGCATATCCTCTATGGCTTGCTCCCGTTCTGCTTTCTGTCTCTTACTGGTCATTGTTCCGTCAATTACTGCTGCCCGTGCTTTCAATGCCGGGGGTAACTGTCCATATAGATATTTCAAATGGTCTACCCGCTCAGAAAGAATCAGGTTGAAATGTTCCCGGTTTTCAATCAGGTCATTCATGATAATTCGGTTCCGTCCTTCATTTTCCGTGAGATAGGTAATCAGTTTGCAGTAATTAACTGTCCCGTCACTATTTAAGTAAACCGGGTTCAGTTTTACTCCCGTGCCTTTTGGTAAGACATTTACGGTCATTACCCTTGATTTCACTGCTTCATCCGGTACTGTCCAGACAACTTGTCCAAGTAAAGCGTATGTTGCCTTTATCATTCCATCTGCCCTATGAACCGTAGCGGATAGTCCGTACTTATGCCTTGCACAAAGGGTATTCAGCACCTTTGAGAACTGTGTGACCGCCGTAGGCGTTCCACTTACTCTGTGGCATTCATCCACGATGATACAGTCCCACATATTCCGGTACTGTTCTAAATCCAATTTGCACATTGTCTGGATAGTCGCAAAGGTCATGGTCGTTCCGATATGTACCTTACCCTCTGTGATAGTCCCTAAAAGGGACGGGGCTATATATTGTTCCGCTCGTTTCTTACTTTGGGTCAGCAGGTCTTTTGTATGCGTCAACCAGAGTGTTTTCACACTTAACTGACACGCAAGGGCTATACCCATTTGTGTCTTACCTGAACCTGCGGGAGACTGTAAGATACCGTAATGGTTCTTAATCATAACCGCTACCGCTTCCTCCTGATATTCGTACAGCGGAACAGAACCGCCGTAGTCAATCGTTTGTGAAGTAGTGAACTCTGTTTCACATTCCCCCGTCAGAAGCGGCAGAACGGCTCTCAGACAGCCAAACGGCATTACTACGGTATTTCCTTCAACCTCATACATGGAAAGCGTTTTAGGGGTATTTCCAAGCCATAGGTGCATCCTTGCTTTCTTCTGATATTCAGGATTCTGAATTATCAGATTGTCTTTGCACCAAGCAACCAGTTCCGGGGAGGGGTCAGTGATTCTTAATCTACTTCCGATTTTCGTAATCATTGAAATTCCTCCACCCATTGAGAGAAAGTCTTGTACTGTGAGAACTCCCGTTCGGTTATCGTCCCTTCGCCGTAAAGCTGCCGGAGAGATAGTTCATCAAAGTGAACCATATAAATTTTTCCGGTTGTCAGCTTCATAGCAAAGTAGCAATGTTCATTTCCGGTTGCTTCCCACATTGTCATTGCACCCTCCTGATTGCATTCAATCCGGGACAGAGGGAAGCGGTTGTTAGAACATACCTTACAGTCAATCAAGACTGGTACACCGTTTTTAACCGCTATCACATCTGCGGGTTGACCTACCTGATTCTGTGCCATGTTGTGCGCCCAGAATCCGTTTTTTGCCAGAAGGTCACAAAGTTCTTCTTCAAAATGGTTTCCTATGGTTTTATTTACGGTAGTTCGCATTATGCTTCTACCATTTGCGCCTGACGGCGCAATTTCAGATTCTTCGATGCGAAAATACAAGCCGGGGCAACTCCGCTACTGTCGTTCGCATTGTTGTGGTTCAAACCACCCGTAGTATACACGCTACGGACGTAGTGGCCGTGCCCGGGGTCTGTGATATACCAAGGGGTACAAGTCCACATCCATTCGGGCAGAAGCGGAACATACTTGCGATACTTCCGGTATTCGTCACAAGAAAGGATGAACACTTTATCCGTAATCTTACCGTAGCGGTCATCCCCGTTATCTGCCACAAGGTCTATCACATGAGAGATAAGGTTATCTTCTCCCAGAACCGGAAGCAATTCTTTCTGCAACCGCTTTCTCAAAGAAGAATTGGCATAATTGTTGTAACCAACTTCATCAAATCTGTACTCTCTGTCATTCCATGTACTCGCCATAATAGCAAGCACGTTACCTTCCCCGTCCACATCCGGGTCAAGCGTAATCCAATCAAAGCCCTTGTAGGAGAAGCGTTCCCCTGCACTTAATACACTGATTCTTTCTTCCATCATTTGTCGTTCCTCCATTCATAATCTTTACCGTAACGGTCTCTGTACCATTTCTCAAAATCGGTACGATGTTCCTCACTCTGGAAGTATTCTTTGACCTTCCTTACAAGAAGGGAACACAAAGCAGATTCTTCCATTGTGAGATTGTTCATTCTGTTTCAACGAGGACAGAACCGTCCTCATATGTGTCCAGAATTTCTTTGGACAGGTCTAAGATTGTTTCGGCTTTTAACCCGTTGCGTGTGCCGGATATGATTGAACTCATTTCAGTCTTATCCGTAACCACGCCCCGCAAGGCAAGCTGTCCAATAAGCCAGACATAGCTTAACCTGTGTCTCCGCAACCTGAGACGAATGTTTTCACGTTCTTCCACGTTTCAGTACCTCCTTCCTTTGGAATTTTGTTTGTAAACAATAGTTGACAAAGAACTCTCCAAAGGTTATAATGAAGCTACCACACTTATATAACCATTGAAAACTCTGCGGGGTAAAAATTAAAGCCCCGGAGGGCTGATTTCTTGCACCCTCTAAACAACTTTTGTTGACAGTTCATATACTATCATAGTTTTCTAAGATAGTCAAGAGGTTTTTCAGAGTTTTCTAAGAAAAATTTTCAGGAGGTCTACTATGTCATTCTATGATAGATATGTTGAACTCTGCTCAATGCACGACATGAAGCCGCAATGCCCGGAAATGCTTAAAGTTACAGAGGTCAGTTCCGGGGCAATATCGGGATGGAAGAAAGGTTCCCTTCCAAAAGGGGACGTACTCTGCCGCCTTGCAAACTACTTTGACGTGACAACGGATTATCTCTTAGGTCTTAGTGAACTAAGAAGCCCACAACTGTCTATGTCCATGCTCTCAGGGAAAGAACAGCTATTGATAAATACATACCGTATGGCAGATGATGAAGGGCAAATGAATATCATCTATGTGTGCATGGATGAAAAGCGTAAGGCAGAAGCAAAAGGAAAAAGCACTGCTGCTGTGTGATAGATTTCAGGGAAGGGAGGAAACGCCATGTTTGAAGATATAAAAACTGCCTGCCTGTATCTGCGCTATTCCAGTGCAAACCAGACAGAACAATCCATTGAAGGACAACGGAGGGTATGTCAAGAGTTCTGTAAGCGGCACAATATCAGAATCACGCAGATTTACATTGACCGTGCCACCTCTGCAAGTAAGAACATTGAGAAGCGTGTACAGTTCTTGAAGATGATAAAGGATTCTGAGAAAGATTTATTTGATGCGGTCATCGTCTATAAGTTAGACCGCTTCGCCCGTTCCCGGTATGATTCTGCCAATTATAAATACCGCCTGAAAAGAAATGGTGTACAGCTTGTCTCAGCCACGGAGAATATCAGTAATGACCCGGAAGGTATCATTCTGGAATCCGTACTGGAAGGTATGGCAGAATTTTATAGTGCAGAACTCTCCCAGAAGATAAACAGGGGACTTCGGGAATCAGCCTATAAGCATAACTCCATAGGGGGTTCAATCCCTTTGGGTTATAAATCTGTAAACAAGAAACTTGTCATTGACCCGGAAACTGCGCCCATTGTGAAGGAAGCATTTGAACGGTATGCAGACGGAGAAACAGTAGCGGACATCTGCCGCCTGTTCAATTCCAGAGGGTACAAGACTTCCAAAGGTACTGCTTTTGGAAAAAGTTCTTTCACTAAAATTTTCCGTAATGAAAAGTATATTGGTGTTTATAAATTCCATGACTACAGAGCGGAAGGGGTCATCCCTCCCATCATTGACCGGGGTTTATGGGACAGGGTACAACTCAGAGCCGGGAAAATTAAGAACGCTCCTGCACGAAACAAGGCAAAGCATATCTTCCTTCTAAGTGGTAAACTCTTTTGCGGTCATTGTGGTAGTCACATGAATGCAAATAGTAATTCCACCGGGTATCTGTATTACTCCTGCTATGGCAAGAAAAACCTGCACGTTACCTGTAATAAGAAAAACTTGCGGAAAGAGTTCATTGAAAGAGTAGTGGCACAAGACGCTTTATCCATGCTTACTGACGAATATATAGAGAAGATTGCCACGATTGCTTGTGACAGGAATAAGCAAGAGATTGACAGCGGTTCGCCCATTCCTGCAATCCGGGATAAAATTCATCAGACAGACTTATCCCTTGCAAACCTCCTGAAAGCCATTGAATCTGGTTCCGCTCCTGATATTCTGGTAAAGCGTATTTCTGAATTGGAAAATGAAAAGACAGCCCTCCAATCTCAGATAAAGAAAGAAGAACTTGACGTAGTATATTTAGATAAATCACAGGTAGTTTACTGGTTAGAATCTTTCCGGGATGGAAGTTTGGAAGATGAAGAATTTTGCCGTAAGCTGATTGACCTCTTTGTGAACTCTGTAACGGTATGGGATGAAGAAGATGGTAAGTATAAAATCACGATTGCCTATAATCTTTCGTCTCTGCCAACAAAAACGTACCGCCTTGAAAAAGACGGTACGTTATCGGATTTCGCTTCCAGTCCACCAGTTGAGAGTGCAAATCCGACAATCCACGGGAATGTCTTAATCCGCACTATCCATTGTGAATTGAAGTCGCACTCATGGAAAAAGTTCTGGGATTTTTAGGACAGCAGCTTGTTTACCGCAGCCTGCACCTCAGAGTAATTGTAGCCCGCCGCCGTCAGTTTGCTTTTTCGGGTAGAACCATTGCCCCATTTTCCGGCAATGACCTCCTTTGCAATCTCATTGACGGACTTCTTAGAAGAAGTACACAATTCATTGACCTTCTTCTGCACGGCAGAGTAATCATACCCGGCAGCGGTCAACTTACTCTTACGTTCGTCCCCGTTACCCCATTTGCCCGCCAGAACTTCTTTTGCAATTTCTGTAACGGACTTCGTGGTAGAAGTGCTTGTCCCGTTTACCAGTTTATTTACCGCAGCCTGCACCTCAGAGTAGTTGTACCCTGCATTGGTAAGGGCGGTTTTACGGTCATCCCCGTTGCCCCATTTCCCGGCAACAACCTCTTTTGCCACTTCCTCTACGCTCTTTGTAGCCGTAGGGGTTGTGTCAGTCTCAGTCGTACCTTCGTCATCGTATTTCGGGCAGATAAATCCCCGGATAAACTTACCATTGATATTCATGGTTCTACGTTTTACGGAATCAGAGTAGTTACCCTCAATAACCGTAAACGTACCTGCGGACTTATTGACCTTCTCCACAATACCTACATGGTCAGGTGTACCCGTGTTGTCTCCGCTACCGGAATCCTGCCAGTCATAAAGTACAGCGTCCCCCGGCGTAGGAACATGACCGTCATTCTCTGTCCAGCAACCCATGTTCTTTGCCGCTTCAATAAGATAATAGCACGAAATTTCAATCGGCACAATATCTGTATACCCCAATTTGATAGCAAGGGCAGACCAAGTACAGGCACACCACGCCCAACTGTAATCCATCTTCGTACCACGGGGGAAGGTTCCCTTGTAGCTATTGTAAATGTCAATGATAGTTTTGTAACTCCCGTCAGCTTCGTTCTTTCCAACCCAAGACTGAGCAAGAGCCACCATAGCACTTGCGGTTTTCATGTTCTTCACATCCTCCTTTGTGTCGTACTGCGTAAGGTTATACTGGTTTACCAGACGCATATTATTTGTAACATAAGTAGAACTGGTAGCATATCCGTCAGCCTTGATAGTTTCAAGATATTTCTGCGGGTCAGTAATGCCTTTGAGGTTCTGATACCGGGACAACTGGATAAATTCAAAGTAGCCCTTGATACCTTCCTCCATAGAATCATATACCCTGAAATTGTCCTTAATGGTAGTATAAGTTCCTACGGTATATTCCTCCTGCGTGGTCATGTTCACGCTCTTACCTGTCCACTTTGTACCGCATTTCAAACCGAAATAGTTGTGATAGGTGGAAGCAAGTTTAGACTTGCCCCACCCGGATTCGAGAATCGCCTGTGCGATAATCGGACTATGTACGCAGATACCGTAGGACTTTGCATACTTCTTTACATACTTCGCAACCTTCTCGATAAATTCTTGATTCGTCATAGCTTAGTCCTCCTTCGGTTCCGTATAAGTAAGTGCCTGCGCAGAATCAGACAGCGTTGCCGTTGTCGGGTCATTTACCACACCGACAATCGCAAGCACGGCAAACAGGGCATTAACTACCGCAAGCAGCTTGTCCCCAAGGTCTCCAAGGTTAATAGTAATGCCAAACACCGCTACAACCACCTGCGCCAGAAGCAGTATAGCCGGGATAAGAGATACCCAAAAATCCTTATTCTTGATACGTACCTGCCAGTTAATATTTTTCATTTGAATCATCCTTTCTGATTTCGTCAATCCTTCTAAAAGCCGTTTTCAAATCTCGTTTTACAATAGTGAGTTCTTTATCTAATGTCTGAATCTGGTTGTTCATAGCCTTAATGTCCGAACGGGTCTCATTCGTTGTAGCACATACCTGGTCGAGTTTGAGATTCGCTTTTAACAGGCTTTCTTTTATTCCATTAAATTTAGAACTTTCCTTTTCGTCCTGTTCCCTTTCATCCTTTTTCCCATTACGAATGAATGTCAAAATGACAAACAGAAGTGACAGAATACTGATAGTCCAAGGAACAATATTTGTTAATCCCATCTTTTAATCCCCCGTTTTTACTACATATTCCTCCCCTGTAATCTCCGCAAACTGTTCCGGGGTAATCCAATTTTTTGTTACGGCATCTTCTACACGGTTGATACCCCATAAACCGTTCTCGTAGAAGTTTTTTACCTTTTCATACTTAGACTTCGCCATCTTCCTGTACCTCCTGTTCCTCAGTGTCATCACTTTCAATCTCAACATCGGTCATCATTGCAATGTACTCAATGTCGGCGTTGGTCTTTGCAAGCGCAGCCTGTAAATTTGCGTTTCTACGGCGTTCCTCCATAAGCTGTTCTCTTGCTGTCTTGTATCCAAACATAGCAGTCACCTCCATAAATTTTTATAATATTTGTCCATACAGATAATCAGGTTGTGGCAATCCCGTTTTGCCCGTTTGCCGGGTTTATCTTTCTTGCCCTCATTACCCACATGGGCTTTCCAACTTTCATAGCACCTGTCCACTTCCTCTTTCGTCATCAAGCCTGCCTTTGCCCGCAACACCAATTTCTTTAGCTTGCGGCGTTCGTGTGATACCTTTTCCGGTAATACAGTCATAACTACCTTTCCGGTATCGGTCAGACGGAAACGAAAACCAAGGAATCTGATACCCTGTCTCAGTTTGAACAGTTGCGTTTTCTTCGGACTGAGTTGCAATCCTCTCTGAACCATCCACTCCGTTATCTTCACAAGACATTCCTGCAAATACTCTTTGCTCTCATGTATCAGCACACCATCATCCATATATCTTATATAATGTTTGATATGTAACTGTTCTTTTACGAAATGGTCAAAGTCATCCAGAACCGCCAACTGTATTAACTGTGTGATTTCAGAACCTAATCCCATTCCTACATCCGGGTTCTTCCCCTGATTGAAACTGGTTACAATCCTCTGAATTTCTCCTACAGCCCATTCGTCATCAGTCCGTTTTGTTACAGCGCACATTGCCAGTTCGTGAGGGGTACTACCAAAGTAATTTGTCAAGTCTATCTTCAATACCCACCCATCCACCCCGTTCTTTCGGAAGTATTTCTGGATATGGCATATCAACCGTTTCCTTGCGTACTCCGTCCCTCTATCATTTTGGCAAGCGCAATTATCGTAAATGAACGATTTTGTCATTGCAGCATAAAAATAGTTGTCACATAGACTTCTCTGAAATACCCTGTCCTTCATCCGGGTACTCACAATATCTCTTTCTTTTGGTTCATATACCTTGAACTGTGTATATCTGTCCAACTGGTATGTCCCGTTTTCGTGACTATGTTTCAACTTATAAACATTGACCAAACCATTCTTTACATACCCGGCAACGCTGTCCTTCCACATAACATTGTGTTTACAGTGCAGCATTGCCCGGTAAAGATTATCAAAGTCGCAGACTTTATCTTTTACTTCGGATTGCATATACTCATATTCTCTCTCCGTAATCATTGGTCGCTGTGAATAGTGATACTACCGTAAGTACGGCAATCACATCAGCGCACTGTTTTCGCCCTTTCAGGACAGGATAATGGTTCCTTGTGTGAGTGCATTGATTTCAACGGTATGTCTACTTTATTACAAGCTATTCTCACAATCCGGGGCAACTCCGTTACTGTTGTTCGCATTGTTGTTGTTCAAATTACCCGTAGTATTCACGTTACGGACGTTGTTGCCGTTCCCGGCGTTCGGGGTAAGTCCACTATAACAACCATTAACCTAAGTCTTTATATCTCAGTTCATCAGACCTTTTCCAGTTCCGTAGAAGATTCTGGACGGCTATCACAAGCCCTGTCCAGTAATCCATCCGGGAACCTTCAATGCCAAAAGTCCGGTAAGCAATATCCATCATGGAAAGCAGAGAATATGTAGAAGCAAGAGCCTGTGTCTGGTATTGTTTCCGCAGCCTGAACATATTCGGGTCATCCTTTACATACACGGAATTTGCCATAATGATATAACGGTTAATATCAACCGCCGCTTCCACGATTTTAGAAGTGATACACCAACGGTAACGCTTCGGGAAGTTCTTTTCATTGCTGCAAATATGGATAGTATAGGTTGCCAGTTCATTTGACTTCGTAACAACTTCCAGTTCGGATTTACCTCTTTTTGATTTTGGCACTGACATATTCTCTGCTCCCTCCCCCGCCCCTGACGGGGCGGATTTTTGATTTTAGATGATATTACAAGCCGGGGCAACTCCGAGACTGCTGCCCGCACTGACGTTGTCCAAAGTACCCGTAGAACTCACGCGACGGACGCTGCCGCCGGTCCCGGCGTACGGGGTTCTTAACCACCAATACTGAGCATTTCCGTTCCTGTACTTCACACGGTTGCTGTCAGTACCCGTACCCGCAGCAGACAGGTCAGAATACTTAGAGTAGTACGGATAAGGTTCTCCCTCAATTACAGTAGAGATTTCATTCCCCATATAAACTTCTCGTCTGGAAAGCAGGAAGAACTTATCCTTTACCGTGTCAGAACCACCGCCATCTGTGACAGTATTCCGGGAGACAACCTTTTCTGTCTTTCCGATAACCGCCAGAAAATCACTATCAAGGTCATTCATAAACCCTGCGGTACTGGCATTCCAAGAGGGCGGTCTATCAAAGTTTGTCTGAGGTGTCCAGAAAGCACCCGCCGCCTTATCACTGTTAAGGAACTGCCTGATTGCAGATTCTTTGTAGTTATTGGAACCGTACCGGATTCTGTGCGTATGGTTCATGTTCGTAGTATTGCCGTCTGCCGTACCAAGGCTTGTACCCTCAGAACCTTCCGTTACAGCAACGCTCTCAATCACTGTCGTGTCAGTACGGGTTTTGTAGGTACTGATTTTTGTTGTAGACACTTGTGTGTTCCACGCCCACGGGAACATAATCACACCGCCTGCCGGAACCTCTTTTGTAAGAGTGAACTGGAATGTCTTGCCGCCGCCATAGGTTGTATCATAACCGGACAGCAGCGTGAAATTATAAGTCCCTGCCGCAAGTGCCGTCTCACAATAATACAGTGCTTCCGTATTGTCTACCTGCATTGTCGCACTCATACAATCATGCAACTGCAAGGTCATACTGTGTGTAAATTGACTATCTGCCGGAATATCAACATCAATGCCGATAATGTCCCATGTCAGAGTAGTAGTTCCTTTTGTACAGGTAAGCTGGTCTCCGATAGCAAATACCTTATCAGCCAATCCCGCCCTTACAAGCGTCTGCACACCCTTCCAAGACGTTACGTCTGCACTACTCATTTGTGCAGAAGCAATCTGTCCGAGGAAGGTATTCATTAAATCCATCTTTTCCTTAAAGACTTCTTCCGACACAAAACCAAACTGATTTGTAGCCATTGTTTTAATCCTCCTTATTCTGTAGTGATTTCTTCATATTCCAATACAGGCTTTCCACTTATCACTTTGATACCGCACCTGTAAGAAACTCCGGTATCACTGTCTGTAATGACAAGGTTTTCTGTAGCCGCAAGAGCCTTTGTCGCAGCCGTATTACAATCCTCAACCGCTTTTGCGGTTTCGGACACACGGGATTTTTCTGCTTCAACCCTTGCCGTCTCTGCTTCAACACGGGACTTCTCAGCAGATACCCGGTTATTTTCCGCTTCAACCCTTGCCGTCTCTGCTTTTACTCTGGATTCTTCCGCAGAAACTCTTTTCTTTTCAACGGAAACACGGGAACTCTCAGCACTTACCCTGTTCTTTTCCGCTGTAACCCGTGCCGTCTCCGCTTCAACCCTTGCTGTCTCCGCAGATATACGGTTGTTCTCTGCTGTCACTCTTGCGGTTTCAGCGTCCTTAATCGCCTGCACATCGGCAATAAGCTGAATGAGAATACCGTAATCATCATCTTCAGAGATTTCAGAATCATCTGGGGCGGCAGCTTCCTGTACTGCTAATTCAAACAGAGTAGTAGTCAGTACGGTTGTGTCTCCTGTAATAACGGAAATATCACATTCCACTGTGCCGTCCAATTCCAACATCCAGTAAGTCAGCGGAACAGTTACCGTACCATCACTATTGACAGTACCCTCAAAGGTTTTGGAAGTTTCATCCTCTCGCCTTGCATTGATAACCGCCGTAGAAGCAGAATCAACCTTGATAGCTTCTCCCTGATTGAGAAGTGTTACCTTCAAGTAACGGGATTGCTTATCATACTGTTTCGCCACAATCGCAGCAAAACGGTTAAGCTGTGCCACATCTACGCTGATTTCTCTTGTAATCGTAGCCATCCTCTATC